TCAGCACATATACGATCATATCTCCAATGTTCTTTTGCACTGGTTTGATCCTTTTGTTTTTGATTGATCCGTAACTGTATTTCAGTTTCAACTTCCATGCCGTACAGATTCTTTTTACAATTTCCTTTGTGCTGAGACCTTTTTTATAATAAAAATAGTCTTGGGATTTCATCATATAAATCAAGTAATCATAGGCTGTAAATGTTACCTTTTTTTCTGTATCGGTAACCCTGTCTCGATCCCAGATCACGCCTCGAAATACTTCAAAATCTCCATGTCCAACATTCGCATATATGTATAATCGATCTGATGGCTGAATCAATGTCGCAAGTGTTACACCATTTTTCGCAGCGTTCATTACTGTTAAGCTGACTTCCTTTGCCAGCGAATCAGGATCATCAGATATTGTCAAGTCCAGTATAACTTTCAGCTTGTATAGATCATATTCTTGCCCTGATGTTGTCTTTACAACCGCTTTATACAGTGGATTTCCTAAACTCGGCATATCTTCCTATCCTCCTATCATTTTTAACAGTGTTTTATAATCAGCGACACCGGTTACTGTCAATTTATGCTTTCGTTGGTAAGTTTTTATTGCTGATACTGTCTTAGATCCACAAGTACCATCCTGTTTAACTCCTACCATTTTTTGCACAAATTTTACGACTTGCCCTTTTCTTCCGGTCCGAATTGTGATTTTTTTCATGGCTGATTTCATCGAAGATGTCAGTTTTTTATCTACTTTCAGCTTCGAGTAGCCATCTTTATTCATTGCTTTCTTTAATTCCTCAACTTTGGAATTAGAAACCAATTTACTGCTTGGAACAGGGATCACAAGCACCTGTCCTTTATAGATCGTGTACTTGCTGATCTTTTTCTTTGGATGTTTCTTGCGTTCTTTTTTGTTCCTTGCATCAATCATTTTCTTATTTGCGTTATAAATAACCTTGTATTTTTTACTGGATCCAAGATATTTTTTAGCAAGTTTCCGTAAGGTCTGCCCTTTCTTGACTGTAACCTTTTTCTTTGTGGTTTTTGTACTTCTTTTCGTTGATGCTGAGGAAACACTTATTTTTTCATAATCAACGAATCTTACAGTGTAATAATAATCATTCAAGCTTTTGATTGTTGAATCATATTCAGATACAAGCATATCTACATTGATCTTAGTTCCTGTAATGCAGATATTTACCACTTTCCCATATTTAGCCCAGTATTTCATCAGTGCATCCAAGGTTTCCGGATCAGTCCACTCACGAACAAATTTCATGCCTTTTCTTGCTTCTCCGGGGAAAAAACATTCCCAGCTTAACTCCGAAAGATTTTTTCCGTTTGGAATACTGACCTGACCTAATTTATAGATATCATACTCTGCAAACTTCCCTTCGATTGATGATTCAATTTCTTCGGGAATGATCGGAATTTGTATCTTCTGATCATTCCCTTTTGAATTTTTTCCAGTAATATATATATCCATCACATTACCTCCGCTGTTCTGTTGGTTGTCGTTGATCCGATTGCATCTGCGATTGCCTGCATAATAGCATCTGCGATCTCTCCTTTAGAGGTTTTAATCGCATCAACTATGCCGTCATTTCCAGATGCATTAACGCTGATCGTAATACCACCAACGTTGATAACTGGCTGACTGCTACCAGACGAAGCTTTTCCTGATCCAGATGTTCCCCCAACAAGTCCACCTTTGGCATGCTTTGTCACGCCTAAAATCTGTCCTGCTTGATTCCAGAGAGATAATGCACGGCTTCTATGCCTAGAAAGTGGAATTACCATTTCGTTTCCTTCTTCTCCTAATTCAGAAACGATATGACCTCTGACCAGACTACCTTTCGCATTATGAAAGAACTTTCCATTTTTCGGTAAGGCTGTCTGTACTTTTGGTTTTGTCGTTGTCTTCTTTCCAGACGTCTTTTTACCAGATTTTGAACCGCTGTTATTCAGATAACTTCCACTCGTAATACTGTTGATTGCATTTGCTTGTGCGGCGGTTGTGCTTGCTGCGGATGCAATCGTTGATGCGGCAGATGCTAAGGCACTCGCAAGGGATAATGCGGAACTTCCAGCACTTTGTAAATTACCACCAGCTGCAAGCGACATTGATCCCATAGTTCCTAATTTTCCACCAGCTGTTGCAGACATTCCACCTAAGCCACTGACTTTTCCACCGGCAGAACTTGTTGCTCCAGAAAAGGCTTTCGTACTCTTAGAACCAGCGTTTGTCTGCTTTGTATTCTTCTTATTCTCCTCATAAGCTTTCTGAACAGAATTAGTCAGCTGATTATACTCTTTGTCTGGTCCAACATTCAGATTCTTATTTTTCTTACCTCCAACAGTATGTGCCATTGTTCCGCTCATTTTTGAGTCAAGTTTCAGTTCTTTGTTTTGCTTTTTATATGTACTCTGTACTGATTTTCTTAACCAATCTTTTTTCTTTTCGGATTCTGGCTCATATTTCTCACGGATCTTTCGTATGGAATCTTTATTGTAAGAATAATATTTCTGCGATTTTGCAGTTAATGAATTGTTATCCTTTAGTGCTTCCTTACGATTTTTAAGGTAATTATCTCCAAGGTACTTTTCTTGACCCTTTTGAATTTCTTTTACCTGTTTCGATGTTACATTCCAAGATTTCGCACTTTTTTCGGATTCTTTTTTGATCTTATCCATGTTCTTTCGGATATGATCGCCTGCTTTGTTACCTTTTGTCAGTGCTGCAAATCCACCAACACCGGCACCAATCAATCCACCGGCAAGTGTACCAACAATCGGAACAGCTGAACCAACCAAAGCTCCGGCGGCTGCTCCACCACCGACCATGCCAAGCTTCGTACCACCTCTGTAGTTTTCTTTTTTCTTAGTAGCTTTATTCTTTGATGTCGCAGCGTTGATAAAGTTACCTGCTGCACTTCCAATACCAGCAATTCCTAAAGCTCCACCTAACAATGAAGCCCCACCAACGGTTGCTGCTCCGCCGGCTGTTGCTGCTCCTGATCCAAGTTTTACTCCGAGATTTCCAAGAAAAGCTTTCCATCCAGTAGCCGCAACTGTTTCTCCATTTTTCAATGTAACACCAGATCCACCCAAGCCAAATAAGCCACCCGGTGTCCTTGTTGGTCCTGTCGGCTGTGTTGTCTTCGGTGTAGTTCCACTGCCAGTTGGTGTGACAGGACTTCCACCGTTTCCAGTGCCAAGCCCACCGTTCACATTTACAACGGATGCTGATACATTCATAAGTCCAATAGAACTTCCAAGAGGATTTCCAGAACCACCTGAACCACCAGTGATCAGGTCTGTCAAAGTCATTCCCTTTTTAAATAGTCCTGAGCCTATCTTAAGTGCCAACGCACCGGCAAGATAGTCCTCTATTCCGGCTTTATCTCCACCGGGTAATAAATCCTTAATAGATTCTTTAAACCAGTTCCCTCCGGCTTTAACGATATCCTTGCCTATACCAGATATCTTCTTAACGATCGCTGGTCTTCCGCTGGAATCCCACCACTGTGAAAATGGATCGCCGATCATCTCTTGCCATGCAATGTTAATCTTTCCGCTGATTGAAGCATTTTTAAACTTGTCACTTTGGAATAATTTATTGGCTTTTTCTGCTAAATTTGATACTGCATCAACGGCTTTCCCAGAAATCTCTGCCGAAAACTTTTCAATCCCTGATCCCATTTCTGCAATCAGTTCTTTGTTCTCCGATCTCCACTGACGGAACTTACGAAGTCCGGGAGAAATGCCATCTCCAAGACCTTTTCCAAGCTTCTTAAATACGTTATTTGTAACAAATGACTTGACACCTAGCATCAGGTTTCCAAGGTTATCGCTCTGCTTTTCCATCAATCCGTCATACTTCTGAAAAGCTTTCATAGCCTGCGGCCATGTCTGGCTGATTTTCTTGTTCGATGCTGCAAGTGCTTCCAGTTTTGTTCTGTCCTGTCCAGAAATAGCACCCATTTCCTGTAATGCGGCGGTAGCTTCTCCAATTGTCTGGTGGTTCTTCATTCCGTCATACATACGTCCAACCCATAAGGCTACATCGGAAAACTCGGAGTTCGTACCGGCTGCTACGTCTCCAACCATCTTTAAGCCTTTTCCAGTTGACAATGCATTTCCAGTAAATACCTGTAAGGTACGAGAAGCCTGATAAATTTCATCCCTCGTAAATGGGGTACTACCAGCAAACGTCGTCAGATCATCTATTCGCTTCTGGGCTTTCTTCTTACTTCCAAGTAATACCTCGAACGATGATTCCAAGTTCTGCTGCTGCACTTCCAGATCAATGGACGTTTTGATTGTTTGTCCAATCCCTACCGCTGCAAATGCTCCAGCAACGGCATTTTTGACATTAAATACCTTGGCTTTAAGATCACTTAATTTGGTTGTTGCAAAGTCTTTAATCTTAACTGCTGCGGTAAAAGACATTTTTCCAAACTTCAACCCAGCCGATGTAATTCTACGAATTTTTGGAGTTGCTTTATCGTCTGCTCCCACTTGGATTTTCGGTCTTTCCTTGCCCAGTCTTTCGCTTTCTTTTCGTGTTCTGTCAAGCTTCGGATTTGCCTTATCGTCTACATCTACATGAATCCTTGGCTTTTTCTTTCCTAGATCATCAAGTTCTTTTCTAACCTTTTCAGCATCTTTTCCGGTCTGGTTCAGTCCTTGCGATGCATGGTCTGTATACTTCGATACAACGTCAATTACGATTTCTTTATCTGCCACTTATGCATCGCCTCCTTCCATAGCTGTTATAAGTGCTGCAAAAATAAAAGCCCTTTCTCCTTCTGGGAGATCAAGGGCTTTTGATGGCAACATTCCAGTCCGTAGATAATTTTCTGCAAGCAGAGAAGCTAACGGACTGGACTTAATTAGTTTTTTGCATAATCAATAACGTTTGTACCACTGCCGGATAATTCTTCAATCTGTCCACTGACTGCTTCAAGTTCTCCAGCTGTAAGGATTTCCTTAATGATTTCTGCCTGTGTCATAACCATGTGACCAGCTTTGTTCAGTCCTTCTTTCAACGCTGGATTATCCCAGAATTTCGTTCCATCACTTTCCGGAACTGTTGCAATGTAAATCTGCCATGCCATGTAATCTGCATTGCTTACGCTTTTCTCAATTAATGGAAGTGATGCTCCACCCGGATTCGGCATATAAGTTGTTGCTCTCTTTCTGCAATCAGTGATTTCATCAAAAGATAATGGACGAATATCGAATTTAAACAATTTCTGTCCGTTTCTTTGAATATTTAATGTCTGGCTTACCTCTGTCTTATACTCTGCTGCCTTTAACAGACCAGTGATAAGGTCCATTTCATTTTCTTCTGTTACATTGATATTTGTTTTCTTCTCTGCCATTTTCTTATCCTTTCTTTATGCTGCCAATGATTTAATACAATCTGGTACACTGTTAACAATAAACTGGCACTGTCTCTTTATGATTTCTCCCGGTTTTACTTCCAGAATGTTTGTATCTCCGTCAGGAACACATTCATCTAACAGAAACATGCTTTCGCCACCAGCAAGTGGTTCTGTAGCACCGCCCCGTAAGCTGAATGTAGGAATTTTCCCATTTTTTATCGCATTAAGCATTGGTACGATTGTTAGATCATCTCTTACTACAGCTTCAGTGAACGATGCTGTAAATTTAACACTGTCTGGAACTCCATATGTCTGTACATCTCCTGCCGGATGGAAATCTACGTTTGAAAAATTCATTCCGATTGCGAACTCTTCCACGGATGCAAACCAGATGGAAACTCCATCAAGTGTGATAAAAAGCTTTCCGTCTTTTCCTGTCATCAGTTTTCTAGTATCAAAACCTTTTCCACTCATCTATATAACACCTCCTACTGTGCGATATACTGGAACTGATATGTTAAGTAGATCTTTTCCATGCTGTCAACGTCATCAATGCGGATAATAAAGTATGCATAATCAGCTGCATGTGGATTTTCTGTATCCTCATAAAATTCGTAGGTATCTAAGATCTTTCCTTCTCTGTTCATTTCAGCCAGTACTTTTTTAGCTTCCTGAATTACATTATCAACGCCTGCTGCATTGTTGCTGATCTTACCGATCAATGGTTCTAATGTACGATTGATACGGTCAAAAGCTTCATAACGGACAGCTGTACGTTTGATCTTCTTCCATCCTTCGTCATCGTCCTCATCCAGAACTGTATATGTGTTCACTCCTGAATCAAACCAGACCTGTCCTTCCTGTCCTTCTGACAAAAGAAGCAATCCAGATTTGATCGCATCGACATATTGTTCATTCGTCAGCTGTTCAATGCATGACTC